CCCTCGTTGACGGCGTGTTCACGGCGTCAGGCTCAGGTGCCCTCGCGACCGTTGGCGAGTCGACCTCTGCCGCAGTCCTAGCCACAACCGGAACAGGGGCGCTGGCCTCGGTCGGTGAATCCACCTCCGCGTCCGTTTTCGCCTCCACCGGCACGGGCGCCCTAGACGCCGTCGGTGCTTCCACATCTGCATCCGTGTTCGCGGCTACCGGCTCGGCCGATCTGGCCGTGGTTGGCGCGGCGCTGTCGGATGGCGTCTTCGCGGCGGTCGGATCTGGCGCCCTGTCCACGGTGGGCGAGAGCATCTACGCTGGTGACTTCGCGGCGGCTGGATCGGGTGCTGTGGCGGCCGTCGGCGAGTCTACGGCTGCGGGGGTCTTCGCCGCGACTGGGAGCGGGGCGCTTGACGCGGTCGGGGCCTCTACCGCGGCGGCCGTCTTCGCGGCGACAGGCACCGGGGCTCTTGATGGCGTTGGGAGCACGGTCCTCTCCGGGGTCTTTGCCGCCTCTGGGTCAGGCGATCTCTCGGCGGTGGGCGTGGCGATCCAGGTGGTCTCTGGCGTCTTCGCGACGTCGAGCACCGGGGACCTGTCCGCGGTCGGCGCGAGCACTCACGCGGCCGTCTTTGAGTCGATCGGGACAGGGGCGTGCAGTGCTGTCGGGGCCTCGACCGCTGAGGCCGTGTTCGCGGCGTCTGGGGCTGGTGACCTGACGGGCATCGGCACCGGGGTGTTCTCCTCTGAATTTGCGTCGACTGGTACCGGGGCTTTCTCGGGTGTGGGCGCCTCCGTGTCTGTGCAAGCCGGGGTGTTCAGCGCCGCAGCCGACGGCGCGTGTGCGGCCATCGGCGCCTCGACGGCATCTTCGACGTTCACGGCGACGGCCACTGGTGATCTCTCGGCGATCGGCGCGTCCACCGCGACGGCCGTCTATGCGGCGATTGGGGACGGGGCTGTCTCAGGCATTGGCGCGTCCACGTATGCCGCTGTCTTCGAGCCGACCGGCACGGGTGCCCTGTCAGGTGTCGGTCTGTCGGCGACCGCTGGCACGTTCACGACCACGAGCACAGGCGATCTGTCAGGGGTTGGCGCGTCCACGGCGTCATCGACTTTTGCGGCGACTGGCAGCGGAACATGCACGGGTGTAGGCGCGTCGACCGCTGCATCCGTCTTCGACGTGACGGCTGATGGGGTCGCCGGATGGGTTGGAGAGAGCTTCGTTGGGAGCCCTGAGGGAGCGTTCTCGGCCACTGGTATCGGCGCGTTGTCCGTGGTCGGCGCGAGCACCGTGGACGTCCCGGACATGATGTGCGTCCACGACGTCACTGGCCTGTCCCCATCGCTGACCGACATCACACACGTGGCGCCCACCATCGAGGACGTCACCGGCATCGGACCCACTCTCACCGACGTCCATCACCGGGAGTGCTGAACCTATGAGGAGCTTCCAGTCGTCGATCGAGGTGCGCGAGGGGCAGTCCGGCCTCATTGTGCTCACCCTCAGGGACGAGACCGGCGCGCTCGTGCAAACGGCGCAGCTCGACGACATCTTCCTGGACCTCTATGCCTTCATCGCGAACGAAGCGACCGTCATCAACGATCGGGACCAACAAACCGTCCTGAACGCCAACGGCGGCGAGTTCTTCGACACCCTGCAAACAATGCAGGACGAAGACGGCAACGACGTCACGTTCAACTTTCGACTCGCCTACACGCCAGACGATACGACGTTCCTCGGGCTCGATACCGCCGCGCACCAGACCGAAGTGCACATTGCTCACTTCCGGTTCACCTGGGACGACGGCGAGAAGGCCATCGGGCACGAAGTGAAGATGGTGGTCTCGAACTTCCGGCGCTTCGATCCGAGCGCCACGTGAGCTATCCACGCGTGACCGGAGAAGCGGAGACGCTCGCCTTGGTGGCCGCGGGTCGCTCGATCGCGCGCTATGGCGATGGGGAATTTCGGCTGTGCGCCGATTGGCCCGCGAAGGCGCAGCGCCCGGACCCAGCGCTGCGCGCTCGGCTCAGGGCAATTCTCGTCGACTCGGGCGACTGCCTGGTGGGGATCCCGAACTTGCACTCGGCCACGCCGAAGTCTGACTTCTGGCGGGCGTACCTCGATGCCTCGTGCTTGCTCACCGATCGTCCGTACGTCAGCAGTTTCATCACGCGGCCCGACTCCGCGCCATGGATCGATACCCCCGCCCAATGGGCGCAGCTCCGGTCGCTGTGGCTCGCCGAGGCCGTGACACTCGTGCGGGGCTCGGCGTCCTCGTTCACCGCGGCGCAGCTCGTGGCTGCCGGCGCCGGCGAGGTCACGGAGGTCGTGGCGCCGCGGGAGCACGCGTGGGACGCCTACGACGAGCTCCTCGAGCACGTCGGCACGCCGCGGCGGGCGCTGTTGTGCCTCGGGCCCACCGCGACCGTGATGGCTGTCGACCTGTGCGCCAAGGGCGTGCACGCGATCGACGTTGGCCACGCCGGCCTGTTCTTTCGCAAGCACCTCACGGGCGAGCCCATGGTCCGCACCGAGGCCGACAAGGTCGCGTGGAAGGTGTCATGAGCGCCGTCGGTGCCAGGCGCCGCGCGACCTGGACGGCGCCGCCGCTCTGGGGGGCGCCTCGTGACTGGGTCGGTGAGTCGACGCTGGTCATCTGTGGGGGGGAGAGCGTCCGGGCACAGCGCGAGCAGATTCGCGCGTTCAAGGGCCGCGTGATCGCCGTCAAGCACGGCGTGCTCCTCCGGCCTGATGCGGACGTGCTGTTCTTCGCAGGGGAGCGGGCCGAGGAGATCGCGCCCCCGTGCCTCGCGGCGTTCCGTGGGACCGACATCGTCGTGCGGGGCAAGGGGCATCCGGTGTTTCCCGATCACGCCAAGCGCATCTGGCGGACCACGGTGCACGTCGGACTCTCGGACGATCCCTTCATGGTCTCTGGCTATGACGCTGGCACCTCCGCGATCAACCTCGCCACGCTACGCGGCTCCAAGCTTGTGGTTGTTGTTGGCTACGACATGACTGGCGGCCGGTGGTTCAACGGGGAGATTCCGCACTACCTGCCGCAGCCGCCCGAGCGGGATTTCCAGATCCATATGTCCTGCCTGCCAGCGATCGCTGAGGACGCGAAGCGCAAGGGGATCCGGATCGTAAACTGCTCGCCGACCAGCCGGGTCGACTGCTTCGAGCGAGAGCCGTTGGAGGCGTTCCTGTGATTACCCACGACTGGGTGAAGGACGTGGCGGAAGAGCTCGCGCGGCGGAGCACGTTGACCGTGCCCGAGATTGTCGTGGCCATCGAAGCGCGCTGCCCGTTCAAGCGCGATCACGCCTACCTCGAAGTCAGCCAGGACGAGATGCGCGTCGCCCGGGTGTCGCGTTGATCATGGCGAGCAGCCCGACGCGTCTGCACGTCGATATCCCATCGGCGCGACGCTGCGTGTCGCAGAAGGTGGGCTTCACGGGATACGAGCAGGCCCTAGCCGCAGCCGAGCGCATGATGGACGCCGGGCGCGTCCGGACCGGGTGTCACATCACGCCGTACGCCTGCGCCGACTGCGGCGAGTGGCACGTCGCGAACCGCGTGATCGTCTGGACTGGGCCCCGGTTGTGAGCCTGAAGACGACCGACCTCATCAGCGCCGACTACCTGGTGACCCAGAAGGTGCTCCATGCGACGCCCCGCGGCTATGGCGCCGGGGGGCACGTCTGGGCGCCGACCGTGCTCGAGCTCGTCACCCGGTACCAGGCCAGCGCGGTCCTGGACTACGGCGCCGGCCGCGGCACGTTGGGCGCCGCGCTTCGTCTCGCGGGCGTCGAGTGTCGGGAGTATGACCCGGCCATCGCAGGCCTCGATACACGGCCCTCGTTTGCGGACCTCGTGACCTGTACTGACTGCCTCGAGCACATCGAACCCGACCGGCTGGATCGCGTACTCGCCCATCTCCGCCAACTCGCGCGCCGCGCCGTGTTCCTAGTGATCGCCACTCGGCCATCGAACAAGACACTCCTCGACGGGCGGAACGCGCACCTCATTGTGAAGGACGCCGCCTGGTGGCAGGCGCGCGTGGTCGCGGCTGGCTTCACGCTCGAGGCCCCGCCGGGCGTGCCCCCGGCGAAGCCGCAGCCGCCGTGCTGGGTGGCCGTGGTGAGGCCATGACGCCGTTGACCGTTGCCTGCGTCTTCGTGAAGGGAGAGTATCCCTACACGCCCGAGTACGTGCAGCGCCTCAAGGTGATGGTGACGCGCTGGTGTGACCGGCCGTTCTCGTTTGTGTGCCTCACGGATCAACCGGAGCTCCTCCCAGGGATCGAGACCATCACCATCACCAAGCCACATGGTTGCTTTGCCTACTGGACAAAGCTCCATCTCTTCAACCCGGCGCGCCTGTGGTCCGGACGCGTGCTGTATCTCGACCTGGACACGCTGATCGTGGCGCCACTCGCGCCGATCATCGACGCGCCGGTGCCCTTCGCGTTGACGGCGGATCCGCCGAAGCCCAGTGAGCGCACGCACGACAAGTATGGGCGGCGCATTGTGCGCCGGTTCAACAGCTCGGTCATGGTGTGGGACGGCGGCACCCAGACGCACCTGTACACCAGCTTTCAACCCTCGGATGCGGGTCGACTGTCGGGCGATCAGGATTTCATCGGGGAGCGGGCGCCGGAGGCCCTCGGGCTGCCACGCGCGTGGTTCCCGCGCCTCTCGGAAGTCACCGAGCCCCCCTTCGGCGCCGCGAAAGTGATTTTGTCCAAGGTCCCGAAGAACCATCTCGCGGTCGCGCAGATCCCGTGGTTCGACGCGTACTGGGGAGCGGAGTAGGTGGGCATTCTCCGCGAGACGGCCGCGATGGTGCGAGCGCTACCGCTCCCGGCCGGCTTCTCAGTGTGCGAGCTCGGGGACCAGCAGATGGCCGGCAAGGTGGCCACGCCCGCCGAGGCGTTCTACCGTGAGCTCGGGTGCGGGCGCTACGTCTCGATCGACGGGAACGGCCAAGGGACGGTGACCGCTGACCTCAACCGGCCGGTGACGGCCCTCAACCTCGGGACGTTTGATCTGGTGACGGACTTCGGCACGGGGGAGCACATCTTCGACCAGGCGCAAGTGTGGCGGACGCTGCACGAGTTGACGAAGCCTGGCGGCTACATTGCCTTCGACCGGCCGTCGCGGGGCTACGAGCAGCATTGCTTCTACTCGACACATCTGTGCCTGTACGAGGACATCGCCGCTGCGAACGGCTACGCGATCCTCCAGATGGACACACGTCAGACGCCGCGTGGCGCACTCATTCTCGGCGTCTATTGGAAGTCGCTGTCCGCCTCGCCGTTTCGGCACCCGCAGCAGGGGCGGTACCGCGCAGTCCTCTTCCCACCTTCGAAAGGAGCGGCATGAGCCCGCACGGCAACACGATGCGAGCGCTGCTCGCCACGGCCGGCGTCCGGCTGCGTCGTGGGCAGGCGATCCCGATGCGGATCCCGTTCAGCCGCAACCAGCTTCCCGTGTTCTGCCGGTCGCGTGGATTCCTGAGAGGGGCTGAGATTGGCGTGTGGCGCGGCGCCTTCACGGCGGCGTTCTGTAAGGCGAATCCGAAGTTGCACATGCTCGCCGTCGACCCCTGGTTGAATTATCCAGCCTGGAAGGACACAAAGAACGACATGCCGCTCGAGGAAGCGGAGCGACTGATGGCGGGGTCGTTGGCTGAAGCGTACGCCCGGCTGACACCGCTCAACTGCACCATCATGCGGGACTTCTCGCACCTGGCAGCGGCGCAGGTGCCGGACGGATCGTTGGACTTCGCTTATATCGACGGCGATCACGGCTATGACGCCGTGCTGCGTGACCTGACGCTGTGGGCGCCCAAGGTGAAGTCGGGCGGCTGGGTCGGTGGGCATGACTACCGGTACTTCTCGAACAAACCCACGATTCAAGTGATTCCGGCCGTCATCGACTACACCGACGAGCACGCGATCGAGCCGTGGTTCGTGCTCGCCGGCGACAAGACGCCCTCGTTCCTGTGGGTGGTGCAGTGATTCAGATCGAGGGGCTCTGGTGGCCCGACGACGTCGGGGAGAAGTGGCGACACGCGTTCAAACACGTGAAGGCGCTCGAGGCGAGCATTGCCCTCTGCGCTCAGCACCGGACGGCCGTGCAGGCGGGCGGCAATATCGGCCTCTGGCCGCGGCGCATGGCCGACGTGTTCACGCAGGTGTTCACGTTCGAGCCGGAGCCGCTCTCGTACGAGTGCCTTATCCGCAACGTGCCCGAACGGGTTATGTGCACCGGGATTGCGCTCGGTGCCGAGTATGGTCGGTGTGGGATCGAACGCCGCAGTCTCGGGTCGCACCAGGTGGTCCTGGACAACGACTCGGTGACCGTCGCGCCGCTGGACTGGTTGGCCCTGCACGACCTCGACCTCCTGCAGTTGGACATCGAGGGCTACGAGTGGCACGCGCTGTTCGGGGCCGAAGAGACGATCCGGCGCTGTCGGCCCATCATCCACCTCGAGCTCCGAGACTTCACGGCGCAGTACGGGTCGAGCGACGCGGAGGTGCGGGCGCTCCTGGACGGTTGGGGCTACCGCGAAGTCACACAACTACCAGGCAATGACGTGGTGTTTCAGCATCGAGAGGCCGCATGAGCACGTGGGCGAAGGACTTACCGATCGTGACAGTGCCGCAGCGCGCGGAGCCGAAGCCACTGACATTCGTAGTGCCGTACTACGAGAACCCGCGGTTCCTCCGTCAACAGGTCGCCTGGTGGAGCACGTATCCAGAGCACCTGCGGAAACAAATTACCGCGATCATTGTGGACGACGGGTCGCCGATCCGCCACGCCGCGGACGTCTTGCGAGACGTCGCGCATCCCTTTCCGATACGGCTCTTTCGAATCACGGTGGACGTGCCCTGGAACTGGATTGGGGCGCGTAATATCGCGATGTCCCAGGCGGCGGAGGGCTGGTGTCTCCTCACCGATATCGATCACGTGGTGCCCCAAACGACGGCAGACGCCGTGCTCTACGGGCAGCATGACCCGTCGGTGATCTACGGGTTTTCGCGACTGGAACACACAGGCCAGAAGATTCATCCCCATCCCAACAGTTGGCTGATGACAACGGAGATGTTCTGGAGGGTGGGTGGCTACGACGAGACGATTTCCGGTGCGTACGGCAGCGACGGAGATTGGAGACGGCGGTGTGCGGCGACGGCCCCGATGCACATCCTCAGCGATCGCCTGATCCGTCACGAGTATCAAGGCGACTCCTCGACGACCACGTACAAGCGGAAGCGTCCTGAGGACCTCGCTGCCGTGCGCGCCGTGGTGGCTGCTCGGGGTGAAGGGTGGACGCCCAAGGTGTTGAGCTTCCCCTATGAGGAGCTCGCGTGCTCACCGTAGCCTGCTTCCGGTGGGCGACACCTCTCGGCTATCGCTCTACGTTTGGCCCGGAAACTGTTCGAACGCTCAGCCGGATGGTGAAGCGTCACTATCCAGAGCCACACCGGTTCGTGTGTGTGACGGACGACACGAAAGGTCTCTCCGACGTGGAGACGATCCCCCTGTGGTCGGACTTCGCGCGTATTCCCTCGCCCCATGGCGGGAATCGCCCAAGTTGCTATCGGCGCCTGAAACTCTTCGACCCTGAGATAGAAGGTCTTCTCGGTCAGCGGTTCGTGGCGCTGGACCTCGACCTCGTGATTACCGGTGATCTGCGTCCCGTGCTCAACCGTCAAGAAGACTTCGTCATGTATGGCGACACCGATCCGCGGAGCTTCTACAACGGCTCGATGCTGCTCATGACCGCCGGCGCGCGCCCTCAGGTGTGGACGACGTTCGACCCTCAGCGCTCGCCACAAGAATCGATGGCCGCTGGTCGGTTCGGCAGCGATCAAGGGTGGATCTCGCACTGTCTCGGGCCTGGCGAGGCACGGTGGGGCACCGCCGACGGCGTGTATTCCTACCGTCGACACATTGCCCAGAAGCACAAGCCCGTAACGCCACAGGAACAGCGCGCCTATGGGCGCCTTCCCCAGGGTGCGCGTGTCGTCGTGTTCCATGGCCGCTACGACCCGTGGGCCGCGCACGCGCAGCGCTGGGATTGGGTGAGATCGCACTATCGATGAAAGGGAGGGTGTGACATTGACGCAGGCGTATACCAAAGCATTCGAGGTCTGGGAGAACGAGTTCAGGGCACATCCTGAGCAGTTCATGACGGCAGAGGAGATCGCGGCCGCCGAGGTGCTCACGATCTCGGAGCGGCGAGCGGTCTATTTCGACGCGATTCTGAGGAAGCTCGAGGCGGGCCAGACCGAACGCGCGGCCGCCGTGACGCACGACATGGCGATTCGGCCTGCGGACCTCGTGAACAGGCGCGACGGCTAGTCGGGCACGGATGGGGGGGGTGGGCTAGGTTCTCCGCCGAGCCTGCCCAAA